TGCAACTGCAAGTAATAAAGGTGTTGCATCATTTAGTTCTGATAACTTCACTGTGACTTCTGGTGCTGTAACTGTTACTGGAATTGACGGTGGAACTTATTAATAGGTTCTAACAATGTCAACTGTAATAAAACTCAAAAAGAGTGCAGTAGAATCTCACAAACCTACCACTAGTGACCTAGAGGTAGGTGAGGTTGCCCTTAACTCTCTAGACCAAAGACTCTTCACTCGTGACTCTAGCAACAACATTGTTATGGTTGGTGAGGCTGGTGGGTTGCGTCATGAGAGTTCTACAGTCACTCATGTAGTTACGGTTGCATCTAAGTCTACGTCACATCGTTATCACGGTAGTGGTTCTACAAATGGTTATAAGATAGATGGTTCTATGTCACCAGCCCTCAAGTTGGTGCCTGGAGTTACCTATCGGTTTGACCAATCTGATAGTTCTAATAGTGGACATCCACTAAGGTTCTATTACGAATCAAGTAAGACAACTGCATACACAACTGGTGTGACTACAAACGGAACTGCTGGTTCTTCTGGTGCATACACAGAGATTGCAGTTTCAGACACAACTCCTCCAGTTCTACATTATCAGTGTTCTTCACATTCCCTAATGGGAAACCAAGTTCTTACTCACACAAGGAACTTGACAGGATTTGATACTGATGACTTGACAGAAGGTAGTAACTTATACTATACTGATGCAAGGGTAGATTCTAGAATATCTGCGGCAACAATTGATGCAGATACACTTGGTGGGCAGAATAGTGCATACCATTTAAATTATAACAACTTTACAAACACACCAACCATACCATCAGACTTAACTGATTTAAGTATTACAGATGGTTCTTCGGGACAATTCCTTAGAACTGACGGAGCAGGAAACTTCTCCTTTGCAACTGTTACTAGTGGTAGTGGTGGTATCGCACTTACCGATTTAAGTGTTGGTGCAGAACCTTCTGCATCTGGTGATGGAGATTTAAGTTATAATAATTCAACTGGTGTATTTACATTTACTCCCCCAGATTTAAGTTCTTACATCACTTCAGTTGCATTCTCAGATTTAACATCCACTCCAACAACTATTGCTGGATATGGTATTACAGATGCATTTGATGGAGACTATACAAACCTATCAAATAAACCTACCATTCCTTCTGACCTAACTGACTTGGGTATTTCAGATGGAACTAGTGGACAAGTTCTTAAAACAGATGGCAATGGAAACTTTACCTTCGGTGATGTTTCGGGTGGTGGTGCGGCTGGTTCTGCATTCACATCTATCGCAGTCAGTGGACAATCTACGGTTCTAGCAGATAGTGCAACAGATACATTAACACTAGTTGGAGCAGGACTAAATACTATTACAACGGATGCAACAACGGACACAATTACTATTGGAACACCAACTGGTATTCCCTTTGTAAAGGAAGATGGAACATCTACAAGTTTGAATCTCAGTGTTGAGGCCGGAACACTTTCAACGGCGGTGCAAAATTTATACATACCGTTTACGAAAGAAGATGGAAGTTCTGTTACGACACTGGTAATGAGTTAGAGATAAGAGATGGCAGCTAAGACACCAATTAAGGCAACGTTTACTGGTTCAGATGTTACTGGACTTGCTGAATTTACTGCGGCAGATTTCATTCCAATCAGTGACGGTGGAACTGGTGCTGTTACTGAAGCTGACGCAAGAACGAATTTAGATGTTGACTCAAAAGCTGAGGTAACAACTAAAGCAGTCAATAACGGTATAACATTTGCAATCGCATTAGGATAAAAATATGGCAACTCCAAGCACAAGAGCACAATTTAAAGAATACTGCCTAAGGTCTTTGGGTAAACCAGTTATTGAAATTAACGTTGACCCAGACCAAGTAGAAGATAGAATAGACGAAGCACTTCAATATTTTGCACAATATCATTACGATGGTGTTGAGAAAATGTATATGAAGTATCAGTTGACTGCAGCAGATATTACTCGTGCCAGAGGAAACGATAGTGGAGAAGTTGCTACAGACGTTGACGGTTCAACGACTGCAACATGGTATCAACAGACAAACTATATTCCTGTTCCAAGTTCAGTTATGTCTGTTATTCAAGTATTCCCTCTGACTGATAAACAAGCATTGAATATGTTTGATGTTCGTTATCAGTTAAGACTTAATGACTTATACGATTTCAGTTCAACCTCAGTCATTCACTATGAAATGACTATGCAACACTTGGACTTCATTGACCATATTCTGGTTGGTGAAACACCTATTCGACACAACCAACACCAAAACAGACTTTACTTGGATGCAGACTTCCAAACAGATTATGTTGCGAATGATTGGTTGATTATCGAATGTTACAGAAAACTTGACCCATCTACCTACTCAGATATTTGGGATGATATCTTTCTGAAGAAATATGCTTCTCAATTGATTAAACGTCAATGGGGTGCGAACCTTAGTAAATTCCAAGGGGTTCAGATGTTGGGTGGTGTTGCACTAAATGGTGAACAACTATATACCCAAGCACAGGAAGAGATTAACAAACTAGAAGAACAAATTCAACTTGCATATGAGTTACCTCCTATGCATATGATTGGGTAAGATATGCCGACTAATGTTTACTTTGATACAGGGACAACTAGAGAACAGCACCTTTATGAAGACTTAATCATAGAGCAGCTGAAAATCTATGGTCAAGATGTATACTATATTCCTCGTAAACTATTAGGTGAAGACACACTCTTTGGTGAGGACACTGCATCTAAGTTTGAAGACGCATACCTTATCGAAATGTATATAGACAATATTGATGGATATGAGGGTGAGAAAGAACTCATGTCCAAGTTTGGTTTAGATATTCAAGACGATGCAACCTTTACTGTTGCAAGACGTAGATGGGAACAGTTCGTAACTGTAGATAATAATATTATCGAATCATCACGTCCAAATGAAGGGGACTTGATTTATTGGTCAAAAGGTAATAAACTATTTGAGATTACTTTTGTAGACCATGATGACCCTTTCTATCAAGTTCATAATCTACCAACTTACAAACTCAAGTGTAAGACATTTGAATATGGTAGTGAACAACTTGATACTGGTATTGCCGAAATTGACGGCATTGAAGATGCAAACTCACTAGACCAGTTGTCACATCAAATGACAATGGAACAGTCTGGAACTTTCAATGAAGGATTCAGATTAGAAGATGGTGAAGGACAGATTGTTCTTGAAACATATGTGTCTGGTGTTATTGCTGGACAACAACTTATCTCTGAAGATGAGACACACGGTGGTGCAGTTGCACTAGAAAACACAGTAGAGGGTGCTGATGCGTCCTATATAATACTGGAAACATATAACGTTGACACTATTGATGAGAATGCACAAAATGACTTCTTTGATAGTGAAGATGATAATGTATTAGACTTCTCCGAATCAAATCCATTCGGTGATGCTGGGATGAAATAATTATGATTGGAAATTACTTTTATAACGAATCGACAAGAAATGTCGTGGTTGGTTTCGGTTCTATCTTTAACAACATTCAGTTGGCAAAGAAAGATGGGGCTGGAAATGTGACACAAACGATGAAGGTGCCACTTGCATATGGCCCAAAACAGAAATGGTTGTCAAGACTACAGGAAGACCCAAACCTTAACAAGAAGGTTTCGGTAACACTTCCTCGTATTGGTTTTGAAATTTCTGGATTGTCTTATGATTCAAGTAGAAAATTAAACAAGGTTGTTAAGGTAAAACGACAAACAGACGGAACAGACAACGAACAGTTGAAATCTGGTTTTATGCCTGTTCCTTACAATGTAGGGTTTGAACTCTATATTATGGCAAAACAATCAGATGATGCATTGCAGATTCTAGAACAAATTCTACCTTACTTCCAACCAGAATATACAGTAACATTGCGAGAAGTTCCAGAGTTGGATATTATTCGTGATGTTCCAATTGTATTGAATAGTATTGGTTATGAAGATAACTATGAAGGTGACTTTGCAAGTCGTAGAGCAATTATCTATACTCTATCGTTTACTGCAAAGTATTACTTGTATGGGCCTGTCACTTCTCAGAACATTATTCGTTCTGTTCAAGTTGACCAGTATAGTGACCTACAGGTTAATGCACCTAAGAGAGAACAGAGATACACGGTTGAACCTGCTCCGGCAGATGTTTCCCCTGCTGATTGGGATACGGATGATGGAGACTTTGGATTTAATGAGACTACCTCATTCTTTGAAGATGCAAAAAATCATGACCCTGTAACTGGTGAAGATGCATAAATATAGGTAAAGAATCTAAAGGATTAACGAACAATGGCAATTAGAAAAATCGTATCAAGAAGCATTGGAACAGATGTTATCGCTGCAGAAGACTTGGCGAATAACTCTGTAACCGTTGCAGAAATCTCAGACGGTGCTGTTACTGAACCAAAAATTGGAAGTGGTGCAGTTACATTAGATAAATTATCTGCAACTGGAACAAAAGACGCAACCACATATCTTCGTGGCGATAATACATTCTCTGCATTATCTACAACACTTGCTGGGTTGGATGATGTTACAGTTAGTGCAAGTGACCCTTCTTACAATACAAATCCATCTACTGGTGTTGGAACTTTGTGGGTAAACTCAACTTCTGGTGAAACATTTGTATTAACTGATGCAACAACCAACCTCAATGTTTGGACAAACATTGGTGATGGAAGCGGTGCTGTTGATGCAACTTATAGTATGGAATATATCATTGTCGCCGGCGGCGGCGGTGGGGGTCAAAGTGGAGGGTTTGAATCTGGCGGCGGAGGCGGTGCTGGTGGATATCTCACTTCATCCACATCTATTATTACTGGAACTTCTTATGCAATTACAATTGGTTCTGGTGGTCAAGGCTCGGGTGGCTCTGTGGTTGGTGCTAACGGCACAAATTCATCTATTATCGGGGGTGCGGTTAGTTTAACTGCAATCGGCGGCGGAGGTGGTGCTGGTAGTTATAACCCCGGCAGTGACGGTGGTTCTGGTGGTGGTGCCGTAAACTGGGACACTGCAAATAACAATCGGCCGGGCGCTGGGACTTCTGGACAAGGTAATGCTGGTGGTAATGGCGCATCATACTCTGGAACTCAAGGTGGTGCCGGCGGTGGTGGTGGCGCTGGCGGTGCCGGTGGTAATGCTTCTGGAACAACTGGTGGTGGCGGTGGTGCTGGAAGAACAGACACTTGGACAGGCTCGAGTAGAACTTTGGCTGTTGGTGGTGGAGGTGCAAATAATGGAAGTAATGGCGCAACTGGCGGTGGCGATGGAACAGGTGGCGGTGGCGCAGGAGGCCCATCTCCTACTGATGGCGGTGATGGTATTGTTGTTGTAAGATACTCTGGAAGTCAAAGAGGAACTGGTGGAACAGTAACCTCTTCTGGTGGATATACACTTCACACATTTACATCCAGTGGAACATTTACGGCTTAAGGAGATAGACAATGGCACATTACGCAAAGGTAACTAGTGGAACAGTAGTAAAAGTTATAGTGGCAGAATCATCTTTTTTTGATAATTTTGTTGATGATTCTCCAGGCAATTGGATAGAAACATTTAAAGATAGAAGTTCTCGCAAGAATTTTGCTAGTGTTGGTTGGACATATGACAATACAAGAGACGCATTTATTCCACCTAAACCTCACTCCAGTTGGACATTAAATGAAGATACTTGTATTTGGGAATCTCCAGTTGCATATCCAGATGAAAATGAAAATTATAAGTGGAATGACGCAACTCAGTCTTGGGATATAGACGAATAATGTCAAAACAAACTGAAGCATTGAATGAAGTTCTAGGAATAGATGATGTAGTGGAGAATGCAGTATCAACTGTTACTCCCCCTAAACCTGTTCTTGTTCCTAAAACAGAACACAATGAGGCAGACATTGACAACGATTATAAATATCAGAGAGAAAACTTTTATAATCTGATAGAAAGAGGACAGGATGCAATTGATGGTATCCTAGACCTTGCAAGAGAATCAGAACACCCTAGAAGCTATGAAGTTGCTGGGAATTTAATTAAACAGGTGGCAGAAGTCACAGAGAAACTTGGAGACTTACAAACTAAGATGAAGAAACTCAAAGAAGTTCCTAACTCTGCACCCAAGAATGTTACTAACGCATTGTTCGTTGGTAGCACTGCTGAATTACAAAAAATGTTAAAGGGAAAAGAATAAGATGCCATTAACTCGATTTAAACTAAGTGCCATCGCTGATGGTGGTATTACAGAAGTAAAACTTGCAGACGGTTCAGTTACCTCTGCCAAAGTTGCAACAGATGGAATTGCAACTGTTGATATGGCTGACGGTTCAGTTACTTCATTAAAGATTGCAGATGGTGGAATTGCAACTGCTGACTTGGCAGATGAAGCAGTAACTAGTGCAAAAATAGATAATAGTGTTGCATCTACAGGAAAAAGTATTGCAATGACTATGGTATTTGGTTAAAGGAGATAATAAATGGCAAACCCAAATATAGTCAATGTTGCGAACATCTATGGAAAAACTACAGGTGCCGCACTGACTACTACAACTACAACAGAACTTCTTGCAAATGCATCAAGTTCTAATAAGATTTATAAAATTAACTCTGTCATCATAACAAATGTTGATGGAACAAGTGCTGCAACTGCAACAATAGACCATTATGATGGTTCTACTGGTTACAAGATTGCTAATGTTCTAAGTGTTCCTGGCGGGGCATCTGTTGTTCTTATTGATAAGAACTCTTCATTCTATTTGGAAGAAGGGCAGTCTATTCGTGGAGGAGCAAGTGCTGCTGGTGACTTAGAAATTGTTATCAGTTACGAGGACATTTCCTAATGGCACGATATATTGGAACAACTAGTGCTTCTCAAATCACTCTTGGTGGTGGATTTGACGCTGGAAACCAATCAAAAGATACTCTCTATGAATTTACCCAAAGTATTGGTGGAACACAGGGGACTGCAAAGGGAATTTTTTCTCTCAATGATATTTATGGACATACTCTAAATTCTAATTGGACTTTTGACCCATC